ATCGGTAGTATGATTAATAATGTTTATTAATAAATCTATTGGTTTTGGAGTAATATGAGCAGGGCATCTTTTAGCCATGTCATAATTCCAAACACTATGATGTGTTTTCATGTTATTAAATTTGGGAACTATATCTTCATATGTTAATTTGAGATGTTTTTCTATTGGTTTAATGGTTTCCCTAGTAGGCATATTTTTTCCTGTTTCCAGATTACTATACCATCCTGTTAATCCCCCGGTTTTACTGACAATTTCTTTAGAGATGGTCATTTGCGATACTTTATGATGTGTCCTAGCTTCTTTAAGCTTATATGAATTATCAAAGGTATAGAATAAAATGTATTCAGCCATTTTATTCCAATTGTGCATATCATTTTTGACAACATATCCATCCATAAATCCTTTTTTCTTTGATTCTTCAAATCTCTTATTCCAAACAATCATTTGTTTATATACAAACTTAGTTTGTTTCCTAATCGCAACCATCAATTCACTAATGGTTTCCATTTCATTATGAAACATAAAGAAACTTCCATTATCTCTTAATTTCGTTTCTAATATTTTAATTATAGATAATAACCATTCTACATAATTATCAATATTATCCCAGGTATCCTTTCCTATATTGTAAGGAGGATCAATACATATCAATTGAATAGATTTGTTGGGTATAGATTCTAAAGCGATTAAACAATCGCCTTGAATTAATTTAATATGTTCGTTTTCAACCTTACAAGTAATTTGACTCATGTTATTTTGATTTGTATTATTATGGTTATTAATAATCAATTTTTTTGACATAAATAAATTAAATAATTACCTTTAATTTATTTATAAATTCATTTTACACCTTTGGACATTTAAAACGCCGATTTTATTTTTAATAGGCATTTTTCTTCATTAACAATATTATATTTATTTTTTAATTCTTCGTTTTTTTCAATAAAACAATCAAAACACAAGTTGCGTTTTTCATTAGAATATGTTAATTTTATACTTTCACTTGTTCTATTACAACCACCAACGCATTGTTTTGGATAATTCCTATCATTTATTTCAATATTTTTTAACCAAAATGACTTTTTAAATAATTCTTTTAATCTCTTACTTCGTTCTTCAAAATTATTTTTTTCTTGATTTTTAAGTTGTTTATCCTTTATATATTCCATAAAAAAATTACAAGGTTCATCATCAATATCAAATTCTTCTCTTAATTTATCCCACATATTTTTTTTAGCGCATCTAAAATATAAATAATTTTTATCTTCATTTTTTCTAATATCACAAGGCAAACCACATTTACATAAAGGTAAATCTTTTATATAATTATTATCAGGATATTTATATTCAACATCAAATCTCGTATATTTTCCACCTCTAATTTTATTCCATTCATCTTTTTTATGTGTCATTAAACATTCTGCGATATTATTTTCAGCACATAAATTATCATAATAGTATTCTTCATTTTCATCATTAAAATCTCTTAATTTAAATCCCTTATAATTTTCGTGCCAAACACCATCTATAATTTTGCTTACATATTCATTATAATCCATAAATTTACAAATAGTATTTACTTTGTAAATAGCAACTATTTCTTCTGGTGAATATGTTGAAGTATTTAATCCTCCAATTCCTCCTTGATGTTCCCAAAATCTTCTATATAATCTACTTGTCTCTCCTACATAAAAATAATCGTCTTCACACCGCAATATATAAACCCAACGCATTTTAAATAATATAATTTGCTATTTTTATATTATTTTAATTATGTAAAAATCGGCGTTTTAAATGTCCAAAGGTGTAAACTAGCATAATTACCTGGCATACATTAATCCCGCATTTCCACCAATAAAAGTTATAATATTATATCTCTCTTCATGAATAGTTAAATCATAATTATAATTATAAATTCTCCATGTAGGTTTATTTACACCGACAATTGTCCCAGATGGATCACAAATAGTATAAAAACTAGCTGAAGGATCTAATGGAGGAACATAAGTAGAAAATTCAAATTGTATATCTCTAAATTTGCTTAAATTCATGGCACCTGAAGGTTGAAAGTCAAATGGATCTGTATGTAAAGCAAAATTATAACAATATAATCCATCAGGAGCATTTCCAGATGTTCTAACATATTTTTCAATATAATTATAAACTCCTGAATCCATTCTGTTTTCACGGTATTTCCCGTCTAATAAAATACCCATGTCAAGTAAAATATTCTTTTGGTTAGCAACATTATAATCTCCTGTTATAAATAATCCATTATGATAACCAGTTTGACAATCGTAATTAGGACCGATATTTGTTAATCCACATACATTCCAACTTCCTGAAACATCTGCTAATGTAACAGGTTGAGGAATAATATTATTATAAGCCCAATTTGTATAATTACTCCATTCATTCCTTAAATTTATATCACTTCTTCTAAAATAATACATCCATGAAGCCACCATACCCATTGTGCTGTCTAATTTAACCCTTTGGTTACCTGTAACATTAAAAAATTTCCATTCATAAATAGATTTAAATAAATATTTCTGTTCCCTAGCTGCAAATACTTTTGATTCTTCTTCGCTTAAAAAGGCATATGTGCTTATTAAATGAACATCGGCATTCCAACTTGTTCTAAAATCAGTATAATTTAAAGAAATATCGGGAGGAGGTTGTAAAAATCTATAAAATTGTTGAGTAGCAATATTAAAATTCGGTTGTATATAAGGAAAATTATTTTCCGAATCAGTAACATCTCTAATTTGAATTAGTTCTTGTACTGGTCTTAAAGTTATATTAATTTCTAATTCATTATATTGTAATGCTACTAAAGGAAATGCCATTTTAGAAGCTAATGTAAACCAAAAATTTATAGGTATGTATAATTTTCTTGCCCTAATAGAGGGTTCAGGACCAACTGGATTATTAGTATAGTAAGCATTTGGATAAGCATTTACATTTCCATTCGCATTTCCAGGATCATTTAATACTGGAGTATTTCCGGTCATATTATTATACAAATCCGTTTTACTGTTATTAAAATCTCTTTGAACCAAAGCCAATAAATATTCTCCAGAAAATCTATTCAATGTGCTTCCTCCAACATTGATTTCAACTTCCTGAATCATTTGTGTTCCCAAGTTTTCTATCCATTTAAATTCATAAGGAACCCAACTTCCACTACAATCATATGGAGGATAAATTGGACTCCATATTGTAGGTAATTGAACGACTAAATATGTATCCATCAATAATTCCGCATATCTTTTTACCCTAAAAGTAAACTTAGAAGGTTCACTCATTCTTAAATTTCGTAAGCCATCAAAATCTATTCTAAATTTTTGTAAACCAAAATTAGTATATTTTTTATAAGTTGTTTTAAAGAAAGTTTTTGAAGGATTCCCATTTAAATATACATTTTGATTTCCAAAAGCAACGATATTTAATAATCCACCTGGCATATTATATATTTAGAATACAATATTATTTACCTTTTAACTGTTAATATACAATTATTATTAATAAAATTGATATAAACATATTGCTTTTACAAATATACCCATATACTACATAAATGTTACGCGAAAACCAATTGAGAGCTATTAATATATCAAATGAAAATGATTTTGCTTCAGGAGTGCATTTTCATGCAACAGGAACAGGAAAATCTTGGATTGCGCTGCAGATGATATTAGATTATAATATCAAATATCCAAAACATAATATATTTTGGATATGTGAACAAAAATTTATTTTACAAGAACAATTCGATTTACAAACGATTAAAGCCAAAGGATTTGAAAAAATATTTACAACTTTTCATATTTTAAATTTTGTTGATAATAAATGTTCCACATGGCATAACAGTATTAATTCTAGTATATTTTGGAATAAACCTGCTTTAGTTATTATTAATCGTGCTTATCTTGTTTCTGGAGAGAAATATAAAAAAATAAACATTCCTATTCATTTCATTATTCATGATGAATGTCATAGTATTTCTAATTCGACTACAAGAACTTTTTATGATCATTTCTTAAATAAATATCCATTTATTAAGTCCATTGGGTTTTCAGCAACTCCTAATTTAGAATATGAACCATATAAAAATATTCTCAGCCATTATTCTATTTATGATAGTTTCTTAGATGATGTTATTGTTCCTCCCAAAATTATTTGGTTTAAATCCAACGAAACTATTAACTATCAATTGATATTAGATAATATTCCCACTTTATTAGAACAAATGCCATATAAAAAAATTATTATTTGGTGTGGTATGATTGAGTTATGTTTTGAAATGGCTGAATTATGGAAAAATCATCCTTATTTTCATAATTTTATTATTGCTACAGATACTAGTGTCGAAAATGACAATCATGAGTTTCATTCATTTGAAGAATTTGACAATGCTCCTAATAATGCTCTTCTATTTTGTGCTTGTAAACATAGAGAAGGCTCGGATATTTTCAATCTAGATACTTGTATATTTCTAGATAAAGTGGAAAATCGAAACCCTAAAACATTTGTTCAGTGTGTTGGTAGAGTATTAAGAAAAGATAAAACAAATACCAAAAAATATGGTCTTATTATTGATGTTAAAGCATCTAGTTCTATTAAAATATGTGATCGCATGAATGAATATTTACATATCGATAAAAATATATTTCCTTGGAAATACTCTTTTCATAAATCTAAAAATATTTATATTAATACCTTATTTCTTACTCATAATTTACCTATTTCTTCTAATATTTCTACTCATCAATTATCAATTAATCATATTAAAGAAAAATTTATTAAACCTATTCCTAATGATCCCATTTATCATGATAGATTACATCATGAATTACAATTAATTCATTCTAAAAATCTTACTCCTTATTTATTACAGGCCATTGAAATATTAGAAATTACTAATCACCTTGTTCATGTTACTAGAGGTTCGTGTGGTTCCTCATTAGTATGTTATATGTTGGGAATCAGTCATGTAGACCCTATTAAATATAATGTAAAATTTGCTAGATTTTTAAATATTTTCCGCACTACTTTACCTGATATTGATTTTGATTTTCCCCATTTCATCCGTGATGAAGTATTTTTAAAATTACAACTTAGATGGCCTGGTCAAGTTGCAAGAATTAGTAATCATGTTCATTATCATAAAAAATCCGCTACAAGAGAAGCATTAAGAAGTATTGGTAAACATAAATTTATTGCTAAAAACGACATTGATTTAGAAATCAGAAAACTACCTATTGAAGAGAGAAATATGGTCAATAAAAAAACCAAAGAACTGGAAGACACATTCCGATGTTATTCTTTACATTGTGGAGGTATTATCTTCTTTCCTGAAGGAGTTCCGTCTGATTTAATTTTAGAATCAAAAAAACATCAAACGATTAGTCAAGTGACATTAAATAAACATGATGTAGCTAATAACAAAAATTTTAAAATTGATATTTTATCTAGTAGAGCCCTTTCACAATTATATGAATGTCATAACTATCAAGATATTGATTTTGAAAAATCGTTATCGGATATTAAAACAATTCAGCTTCTCAAAAGTGGAAATAATATTGGCATTACTTTGGCTGAATCACCACTTATGAAAAAAGCATTAATGAAAATTCAACCTGAAAATATAAAAGATTTGGCTATTTGTTTAGCTATTATTCGTCCTGCTGCAAAATCAGCTAGATATGAATATGAACAATTAGATACTAAACAAGAAATAAAGGATGCATTGGTTTTTGATGATGATGCTATTTCATTGATTAGTGATTTATTAAAATGTGATGACGATACTGCTGATAAATATAGAAAAGGATTTGCTAAAAATGATGCTTCATTAATTAAAGAATTTAAGACAAAAATAGCTGACAAAACTATCCTAGATAAATTAAATGGTTTAAGAAAATATAGTTTTTGTAAATCTCATGCATTATCCTATGCGCAACTAGTTTGGCAAATTGCATATATGAAAGCTAATCATCCATATAAATTTTGGAAAGCTACATTAACACATAATCAAAGTTCATATCGTAAATGGGTGCATTACTTTGAAGCTAAATCTGTCAATATTAATTTTAACTCACTTCATTTAAAAAAAAACGATTGTTCTATTTATGCTGACTCTAGAAAAAAGAATTTTTATGAATTAACACACGAAGAACAGATGAAAAAATATGGCTATTGGGATATGAATAAATATGAATTTTATCCAGGATGTTATGGTTATTCTGATGATGAAGGTGTATATCATTATAATGGTATTATTGCATCTTTAAGAGTTTTAAATTTTCAAAAAAATAATACTGCTATTGTTCTATATATATCTGTCGCTCCTCATAGCTATATTGAGGTTCATGTAAAACAAAATATTAATCTACAAAATAAATATATTGGTATTAAAGGAAATGGTATTTTTACAGATTCTATACTTAGTTTAGTGGAATCCAAATCCGCTATCTTTTATTAAATTAAAACATTATCTTTTATTAATTATTTTTTCATATAATATTATAAGATAATGGACCAAAAGCTTCAAAACTTTAAAAAAATGTTTTCCCCAGCCAATATTGAAAAAAATAAAGCCATGGTGATTAAATATGGTGCTTATTTTATTATTGTTATTTTGGTTCTTGGTATTAGTTTTTATATTCACAATAAAATGCAACTTAAAAATACTAATTGCAACAATTTACAAAATATTTATAATTCCTTTCCCAAAATTTCTTCCTTTAATCCTAATGATGCAGCCTACCAATTTTTATTACGAGATTATTATGTTAAAACTGCTTATAATGCTTGTTCCGGTGGGCAATTCCAAAATGATTGGGTAAGCACTTGTGCTTTAAAAACATGTATCCAACAAGGAGCTAGAGTTTTAGATTTTGAAATATATTCTATTAATGATAAACCGGTTATTGCTACTTCATCTACTAATAATTTCCATGTTAAACAAACTTATAATTATGTTGCTTTACCAGATGCATTACAAATAATCAATAATTATGCTTTTAGTGGTGGATCTTGTCCTAATCCCAATGACCCCTTAATTTTACATTTTAGAATACAAAGTAAAAATGAACCCATGTATAACCAAATGGCCGATGATATTTACAACAATATTGAAGATAAATTATTAAGCAGTATTTATAGTAATGAATATTCCGGACATAATTTAGGAGCTGTTCCTATTAAAGAATTTGTCGGAAAAATTATTATTTGTGTGGATAAATCTAATCCCCTTTTCGAATCCACCAAATTAAAAGAATATGTAAATATGGCCTCTAATTCTGTTTTCTTACGAGCATCTAGATATTATGATGTTAAATTTACTCCTGATTCTGGAGAACTTATTGAATACAATAAAAAACAAATGACCTTATGTTTACCTGACTTATCCCCCAATGATAATAATTTTTCTGCTGCTATTGCTATGAAATACGGATGTCAATGGATAGCAATGAGTTTTCAAAATTTCGATTCTAATATGGAATATTATGATTTATTTTTTGATAACACTGGTAGTGCATTTGTTTTGAAACCTGAACCTCTTAGATTTGTTCCTTTGACTGTTCCCAAACCTACTCCTCAAGCCCCTGAAAATTCCTATACAACACGAAAAGTGGCGACTGATTATTATAGCTTTAGCGTTTAACTTTTATATATATAATTTTTCTAATATAATTATATATGTCTACTTGTAAACCAAAATTAACATTAGAAGAAAGGGAAATTGCAATATTAAGAGATGCGGTTGATGTTGCAGAAAAAAGAAAAGGAAAACAAGTTACTAGTGACCCAGATGTCAAAAGAATTATCTCCCTATTAGAAGATTTTTTAAAGACAAAAAAACTTGTTTGTTATGGAGGCACAGCTATTAATAATATTTTACCATTAGAAGACCAATTTTATGATAAAAATATTGAAATCCCTGACTATGACTTTTATAGTCCTAATGCTTTAGAGGATGCTAAGGAATTGGCTGATATTTATTATAAGGAAGGATTTAGTGAAGTTGAAGCCAAATCAGGTGTTCATCATGGCACTTATAAGGTTTATGTGAATTTTTTACCGGTCGCTGATATCACTTTTTTAGAAAAACCTCTCTTTAAAAGAGTTCAAGAGGAAGGCATAAAAGTATATGGCATCTTATATTGTCCTCCTAATTTTTTAAGAATGAATATGTATTTAGAACTTTCCCGCCCAGCGGGAGATATATCAAGATGGGAAAAAGTTTTAAAAAGACTTATTTTATTGAATAAAAATTATCCTCTTAAAGGTAAACATTGTGACCCCAAGCTTTTCCAAAGACAATTTGAAAAACGAATCGATACTGATACCGAATCTCAATTATATTATGCTGTAAGAGATGCGTTTATTGATCAAGGTCTTGTCTTTTTCGGTGGTTATGCTAGTTTCCTTTATTCATCTTATATGCCTAGTAAACTTAGAAAACTTTTTCAAAAATCACCTGATTTTGATGTTTTATCTGAAGAACCTGAACAATCTGCTATTATTTTAAAAGAGAGATTACAGGATTTTAATTTCCAAGGTGTTAAAATTATCAAACATCCTGGTATAGGTGAGCTTATTGCCCCTCATTTTGAGGTGAAAGTAAAAATTGGTAAAATTGAAGAAACTGTAGCCTTTATTTATAAACCTTTAGCCTGTCATAGTTATAATGTTATTAAAAAAGGTAATAAAAGTATTAGAGTTGCCACTATTGATACTATGCTAAGTTTTTATTTTGCCTTTTTCTTTAGTGATCGTGATTATTACGACGAAAATCGAATTTTATGTATGGCTCAATATTTATTTGATGTTCAACAAAAAAATCGTCTAGAACAAAAAGGTTTATTAAGACGATTTAGTATTAATTGTTATGGAAAACAAGACACATTAGAGGAAATGAGAGAAGAAAAAGCACAAAAATATAAGGAATTGAAAAACCAAAGAAATTCTAAAGAATTTGAATCTTGGTTTTTGCGTTATGTTCCATTTGAAGATCAAATGGAAAAAGAAGATAAAAAATTAAAAACAGAAAATAAAATTCTCAGAAAACAAACTAAGAAACATAAACCAAAGAGAGAAAATAAAAAAAAAAGAAAATCAAGGAGAAATATTATTGAAATTTTAAATATTATTTAATTTCTCTCTAACTAGTGATTTTGTAAAAGTCATATCATTAGAATTAAAGAATCATATGTAATGAAAAATAAAAATATACTATACAACTCTTTGAAATATTACTCATTAGAGAGAAATTCGAGAGATTTAATTTAATTCGATTTTAATAATTTCTAATTATAAAATATATGAAGTATAATTTAATTCCTATATTTTTATTACTTATTTTTATTATTTTATTTAATTCTTCCAGACATTCTTCAAAAGAAGGATTTGAATCTTATAATAATTGTATTGAACAAGGATATCCTATGGATTTTTGCATTAGAACCCCTATCCAATCTAAAGTAGATAATGGATACTGTTCATGTGCAGATGGATATTTTGGTTCATGGCATATGGGTGAAGGTAAATGTTATTGTTATATGTTTAATGGATTACTTCCTCATAAAATTACTAGGCCATTTCAATCATCACCTTTTTAATTGCTTTTCTTCAGTTTTTTGTTCTTGGTTTACGAAATATAATAATATCAATTTAATTAACACTATTCCAGCAATAATCCCTAATTGCTTATAGGATTTTATATAAAATAACTTCATAATTTCAACAAACACAATTCCAGATAAACAAATAGAAATAGCATTATTAATTAATAATTTTGTTGTATTATAATTTACTTGTTTTTCCCTTATTGCAGAAATAATAACTAGGAAAATTGTTCTAAAAATTACCAACATTACTAATATATAAATAATTATTTCAACTATATCAACTCCTATATGTAAATAGCTATAAAATAAATCTAATAACTCTGTATCCCGTTTAGATCTCATATATATATATTAAATATTATATTGTCAAATAAATTAAAATATCTCTCCAAATATTTTTAAAAATAGATATAAATTTGATTATGATTTTCTCTTTTTTCCAACTTTCTGGAAAATATTTTTCTATTTGTAATCCTATACTCAATATATAAACTATAATTGTATATATAATTTCTCTCAACCTAAAAAATAATATTTCTTTTATTCCCCATTCATTCACATAGCTACACATTTTTGTTGGTTTATTTTCTAAAAAAAAATTATGAATATCCAAAATTCCATTAAATACCCGTGAAAATATGTTTTTTTCCTTTTTAATATAAATCATATTAATAAATTTGTCAAATGATTGTAGATTTACAAATAATATTTTTTTATTTTCTCTCTTCTTTTGTTTAAATATATATGGAAATGCTCCATCTATACATCCTTCATTATCTGTAATATTTCTATCAAACAAATACGGAACATGCATCGACTTTAATATCGTATTTTTTACATCTTCACAACTTTTATAAGTTTTTTTTAATATTTGTTTATTTTTACTAGTATCAAAATAAGTTATATATAATCGCCCATTTAGTTTATCTAAATCCTCTTCCTTTACATTATTTACCATTAATTCATTTAATTTATTTTTAAATTTCGTCAAATCTTGACTTTTTCGCAGTATCTTGTACCCTTTTATTGCTATGTCAATTGTTAAATCTAATTTATCTAATAAAAATAATAAACCTAATACAGATCCTATACTTGCTCCTGATACTCTATTTATTTTTATTTTCTCTCTTCTTTCCATTTCTTTTAGGTAAAATAACGATCCCATCATATATACTCCATTAAACGCTCCGCTATCTAACACTAAATCTAATTCTTTTGGTAAATTATTTTCATCTACATTTTCTATTAAACAATTTACATAAGTATTTAAAGTCATTATAATACAGAAATATTACAATTCTTATTTCTTTCCTTATTTTAATGGAAAGACCATCCTGGACAGAATATTTTAAACAGCTTGCATTAATTACCTCGTCCCGTTCTCCATGTGACAGGTTAAAAGTTGGTTGTGTTTTAGTCAAAGATAATAGAATTATCTCTCAAGGATATAATGGATTTTTACCAGGTGCTCCCCACGAATCTAAAGTTGTAAATAATCATGAACAAGCAACTGTTCATGCTGAACAAAATGCCATAACTGATTGTGCAAAAAGAGGAGTAAGTAGTAATGGTTGTGATGCATATATTACTCATTATCCATGTGTTAATTGTATGAAAATGTTATGTGCATCTGGAATAAAAAATATATATTTTATTAATGATTACAAAAATGATCCTCTAGTCGACTACTTTAAATCTATTTCTAACCTACAAACACTATCTAAAATTTAGTTTTTTAATTCATTAAATTTTTCCAGTGGAATATTTAAACTCCATTTTTCTTTATTCAAAGAAAAGCTTATGATAATATAGTCTTCTTTTTTATTTTTTTTACCTATTTTTGGCCCTGCAATAATACATTGATGTAATTTAATGCTGTAAATTTCATCAATTTCGCTCACAAATATTTGTTTTTTTCCTTTTTTTCCACTTTTATAAGTAAAATCTCTCGCCAAACCATTATATATTTTTAATAACTCACCTTTAGAAACTGTCTCCATATGCTCTGAAATCTTTGGTAATCGAACAGTTAACTTGGAAGCCATTTTATTAAAAGATAAATATAAGTTTTTGGGAAAACTTACTTCAATTTTATTTTTTTCGCATTTGCTCTTCATAAACAAGGGAAACAAACAATAATACAACCACAATTCCAGCAATTATAATTACTACCATTTATTAAATTTTTTTGATGATATACTTCTTAAAAAAAAAAGTTCTTTCAATTTTTTTAATTCATTAAAGAAATTCAAATTTTAATTAGTTATTTTAATTTGTTTGTGGAACCTCAGGTGGGTGATTAGTATGACTATTAACTTCTAAGTTCCATTCATCCCTATGAGCTAAGAAATATTGACAACTTCTCATGGTTATCGCATAAGAAGCACCTGAATGGCCTCCGTAATTTATTTTATCATTAATTTTTTGGATATTTGGATGGCTACAAAACATAAATCCTGTATTAGGATCATTAAAATTTATTACCCATTCTTCACATTCTGCCAACCGAATAGCATTCATACCATCTAAAACCATTTCAAACTCGTGAGTAGATAACTTAGGATATTCTGTCATTTTAATTATATTTAAATTTTAAAATATAATTATAACTTCAATTTTTTTTAATTTAAATAGATTGGAAATGAACAAGAGATTTGGAGATTACATAGTAACATACACCAAAAAACAAACTAGTTAAAATAAAACCAGACAAATTAGGATTTCCATCTAAACTATGTAAAGAGGGAAATATTGATAAAAATTTATTTTTAACAATTGGAAGCTGGAATATAAAAAATAATAAACCAATAATTATAGGAATTTGAAATTCATCATAAAGTATTTCTAATGAATCCCTTGAATTTTGGTTTTTCATTCTTCTAGCTAATATTTCTTGTTCGGTGTCTGTATTCTGGATATAATCTGATTGTTCTTTATCAGGAACAAAATTAGGTTTGACTTGTTCATCAGCAAAATGAACGGTATTTTGTGGAATATCCCGAGAAGGTAAATTAGTTGCTCCGCTTGCACTAGCTTGTTGAATTCCTGTAACAAATTCATTCATTATCTTCTGTTCATCAATTTTATTCATTTCTGTGCTCGTGCTTGTTGCTTCTACATTTGGATTATATTGTGAAGGTTTATCAGTTGTTTGTAATACAATATTTTCCGATTTTCCACCTGCTAAGGGATCAGTAGGAAGGTCATCTAAACTAGTAGTATCAGCCATATCTAATATAATGATAAGATTGATAGAAATATAAAATTACGCAAAATCTACATATTTTTTTTTGTTATCACAAACAATAGATTCCATTTCATATTTAAAGCATTTATTTCCATATTTATATTTTTTATTCTTAATATCTTCTAAATCTGGGGCTTTAAAGGAAATACAATTTTTTTCTTCGCATGTTTTTCTAAATAATGTCGCTAATCCTAATCCTAAAATTATAGAAATAATAATTTTTCCTGTTTCAGTATTAAAAAATCGTTTTAATTCCATTTATATATATATTATCTAGATTTGAATTGGTATTTCTTCTATATCATTCGCACATTTTACAATTCGTTGGTTTAATTGGAAGCAATTATTTGTTTTGTCCCTAAATTGAAATAAATGTTTATTATCGTCAGTGGGATAAACTATTACTGTTTTGGTGTCCGGAGCTGTCCAATACACCATCAATATACCTAATATTAATGAAATGATAAACACAGGAAAATTTATAAAAGTAATCTTCATTTTAGTATATAAATTTATGATATTAATTTTTATTTTAATCCCCTATATTATATTCTTCCTCATTATCATAAACTAGTTCCATTTCTGGAGATGGACTTGTTTGTATTTTCGCTCTTTCAATTTGAATTTGAGGAGGTGTGCCTGAAGGTGTTTTGGGGATAAATTCTTCTTCTTTGGGAGGAGATGGTTTTTCTTCATCTTCAGGACTTTCATCCTTATTTGGTTTCACATCAACTACATATATATTTCCATTTTCAGGGTCTATGGCAAAAAGAACGGGATGACTTGGTCTTGTATAAAGCATTTCAAATTTATATCCTTTATTATGAGCCATAACTGGTGAAATTTCCTCTTGGGTTTCTAGTAGAGATTTGTTGGTTTCAAAATCCATTTTATTGGCAATGATTTTGTCTCCAAACATTAAGTCATTTCCTTTTAGTTTAAATGTGGGCATAACATCTATTTCCTCTTCTACTGGTGACTCTAATTTACTTAAATCAAGCGGTTTTTCAGAAGAAACTATTTCTTGAGGTTTTTCACCCATTTGGAAAGAATCTATTTTGGGAAGTTCAAAAGGAACTAATAAATCTTGTAAGGTATATGATTTTTTATATAAATGATAAAATATTTCTTTATTGATTGAAATTTGTTCTAAAGAATAATATTTATATTTTAGTTTAATTATACTATTAACTAAGGGTAATAAATCATCTTTATAAATTTGAAGAATATCTTTAATAAACTGAATTTCTCCAGTTTCATTGTATTGTTTTATAGTATCTTTGATTAAGTCTATTTTTTCATACATAATGGTCATTTTGGAAAGTATTAAGCTTTTATTATCAGTATTTTCAGTTAATTGGATTAAAGAAGTTTTATATTCTAACAAATCTTCCAAATCTTTATTAAGATCGTTTTTAATATTATTAAATTCCTTTATAACTTCATTTTCCGATTTAAAATTAAATAATAAATCTAATTTACTGCGTATAATATATATTTTATTATCATCCACACCTTCTTGGAATATATCAATTAATTCATGTAAGTTAACAAATAGGCCTCTATTTATTTTAATATTTAACATACATGGATTAGATTTGTCACCACATAAAGCATATAAAAAATGATCTTTTGATTGAAAGATAGTGCCTACAGGTCTTTTACAAGAAATGCAATTTCTTTTAATTTTAAGAATAGCATTTTTCTTTTGTTTAATATTAAGGGTTTGGTCTTTTAAGATAGAATTTTTTTTATCTTTATAAGAAGATTCATAAATATTTTTAAGATGATAATATTCATTTAATTTTTCCAAATATTCAGGAGTTTCTGAATCATGAACTACTTTTGGGGATAAAGATTTATCAGAAGCATATTCTGGGCTTAAATTAGGGGAATTAGAATTATTTGAAGGACTAGAAGTTTGTTCTTGTGAAGCCATATAAATTAACGGTATATTTTTCTATTAAAGAATTGAACTTCTGGATTATTTTGCCAGGTAGGAAGATCAGTCATCATATTACTAACCTGACTATTCCGATAATCTTGCATAAATCTCAATTTATTTAAAACATATTCTTGTTGTTGTCTTTTTTTTTCTTCTTGGAGTAGTTTATTATTTTTAATTTTATATTTATAATAAAGAACAATAGAAATAATAGAAATAAAAGCAATAAATAATCCTAAATTATAAAGGAAATTATAATGTTTACTTTTAAATTGATGACATTGTTCTAAAGATGCATTAATAAAATATTTCATACCAGGTTCAATTAAACGAGGTTGTATGTATTTGAGAGATTCCATTAAAATAGGTAATTATAATTTCAAAATATATTATACCTAATTAATATAATGGCAGCAGCAGATCCAACAGCTTCAATTGTATTTTTTTTAATATTAACTTTAGCCTTTTCTATATTTAAATATTATACTAAATCTCCTAAGAGTATTCAATTATGGACTATTATTTATTTTCTTGTATTAATTGTTGTCCAATTTTTTATAAATGTAGGATTAACCAAAGAAATTTGTGGATTTGAACAATATGGATTAGCTTTTAAACAAACAATTATTCCATGGGTTTTTGTTTTTGGTTTAATAAATATTTTATTAATGGCATTCCCTAATTGGTTAAATCCATTTTCCAATACAATCGGTTATTTTTTTGCCCTGCTTACAGGTGTAAATTCATTGTTAAAAAGTATTTTAAAAGATAGAAAAACATTAGATTTAGGACCAAAACAAGCAGAAATGATAACCGCAATAAATAATGTATATGATGATAAGTCATTATTAATTAATTCAATAAATATGACGAATATATCAATGTGGTGGGAGAGTTTGAAAAACGGAGGATTATTAAAATCGGGTGTAGGAACGGAAGAATTTGTAAAATTACAGCAATATGTTAAAATGAAGACATTAATAGCAGAATATATATGGTTTGCCTTAACTGGAATGTTGGTCACATCAATTAGTTATAATTCAATGTTAAATACTGGATGTGTGCAATCGGCAGCTGAAATGCAAAAGAGACATGATGAATATGTAGAAAACGAAAAGAAAATGCAAAATGCACAATCACAAAAGCAGCAAATGGTTTACCAATCTTATGAATAAATCATTTATTTATTTAAATTTAGGCAAAGTAATATAATATAAAATAATTAAATAAGAAAGAATTCCTAAAATTATACTCAAAAGCCAAATAGGTAATATTGTTTTTCGTCTATGTCCAAGCCCAAATGTTCTTAAACTACCATCTTTATTGTATAAAAATCCTGGTTGAATATAATTTAAAAGTATAAAGCTTAAGAGAAAAATAATTATTGCAAAAGTGTTAATATGTTTTCGTATAAATGCGTTATTCATTATATATATAATACAAATAATTTTTCATATAATTTATTTTATTTACATAAATTATAATGAATCAAGGAGACTCATTTTTCCAAAGTCCTTTTGCCCCTTTAGGAAGAATATATTGTGATTATTTCTTCTGGTTATCTGTAATTAACTTCATTGTTCTTTTATATATTCTTTTTTCTCTTTTATTTGGCTTTTTCTTTGATAAGAAGAAGGAAGGATTATTCCAAATTTTCTTAATTTCATTACCTACATTCCTTGGATATTTTACCAATAGATTGATGTATTCTATGTGTGTAGGATCAACTCAAATGTAAATTATTTATATACATCTTTAATTTGACTAGTTAAATATGTATTTTTACTTATAGCTCTAATAATTTTATTACATTCTTTTTGATCATTTTCAATATCAGTCATGGAGTTAAAAACCAAGCTAGTTAATTTAGTTTGTAGGTTTTCGTCAGTGGTCCAATCTTGGTTAGCTAGTTGCCATTTATTAATCATGGTGCGTTGTTTCAAGGCAATAGTTCGAATAGAGAGAAGAATTTTATTAAATTCAGTATCTTTTTCCCATACATCATTATCTTTGACATACATCGTTTTTCTAGAAGGATCGGTGCAATGAATTGGTCTTTCTAATATATCCATATTATTCAGTCCATCTGTTATCATAGTAGTAATCGTTTTAGTAAGACCATTTTCAATCGTATGGTCATAAGTTTCATGTGTAATAGGTAAAGAATCAATAAAATCCGTTAGATTCATCGCATTTTTACAGTGTTCATTTAAAAACATATTGATATTAAATTGATTATTATTTGTAGTATTATTAGTAATTGTATTATGACTATTCGTATTATTCCCTTGAATATGGGGTATTAAATCAACAAAGTTTTTTTGAATTTCTTTGTTTTCCTTTAGTAGCAATACAACTAATTCTTTTAAATTGCCTACATCCGAGTCATTAACTATAGATTTTGTAACCATTTGGGAACTTGATTCTTCGATTGGTATAATTTTATCCATTTTTTCTTTTTCGCAAGACTTCTGGTGCTTATATAAGCCTTGCCTATAAATATACTTCTTGCCACAATGACATTGAAAATGCTCTGGGGATTTTTTGGATTTTTTGAAAGACAATGGCTTACTGACATATAGTAAGGAGGGTATATTGGGGTCATCATTTATTACTGAACTTCCCGCTGGGATTTTTTTGGAATTTATCCCCTTACTGAACTTTGGTAACAAATAGTCGTCAGGATCACCATTTATTACTGAACTTCCCGCTGGGATTTTTGTGCACTCCGATGCATCCATTTTGTAACTCTTCAGGTGCTTTGTAGAGGAAAGGTGTCTAACAAAGTCTCTTTTGTTGTTTGAACCATGGAGGCACTTTTCGCAAAAAAATTTCATGTCATTTTTGTGTAATCCATTTGTATCCATTTTGTAATCCATATGTAATATATGTAGAATATCTCTAAATACTTTCCCGAGAAAATATAAAAATTTACAATCACAAATTTAAAATTATTTTTTTTGAATTGTGAGCATTATGCTCTAAAACGCATTTTTACAACTTTTTCCAATCCTTTTTCCAGAAATCAAAAATCAACACAAAAAACCTTGTGTTAAATTTTGAAATCCCAAATGACTTTTGAAAAAATTGTGAAAAGTGAAATTTCCTACATCTATCGTTTACAGACCGATATTTTTGACCTTTTTTCTTGTCTACACGATGTAGACAAACTACTACATCATCAAACAAAAAATATTTTATTTTTAGTCAAAAAAACTCGCTTGGCTTCAAGGGAGGTGTCAGAAATCATCCTCTAGATTCCTGAATCCAAAAATCAGGATTTTATTTATCGGATTCTGGGGATTATATATCCTATATTTGCAAGTTTTATCCTCGAAAATCAGAAAATCGATTTTTTGTATATTTATTTACTCAATTAGGGAGGATTACATCTACTTTAAAACCAGTTGTTTCAAGATTTATCCCCGGAAATCCTGAAATCGAAAAATGAGATTTTCAGGTGCCCTCTGGAAGAGGATTCTTATCCCACTAGAACCTTTTTTTCAGTTAATATAATATTTTAAATAACTTAAAGAAAAATATTATATTTATTCATCATAATCATCAAATTGCAATCCATATCCATCATCTACATCTTCTCCATACTCATCATCTTCCGGTAAATTGGTTAATGAATCTACTTCTGCATTTATTCTTTCTTCTACTATCTGATTCTGTTCTTCCTCAAATCTCGCTATTTCTCTATCTGTTGTTAATGCTTGACCCAACATTTCCCTTTGCTCTAACTGCCTCTCTAATATCTCATCTTTCTCTCTTTCTTCTCGCTCTTCATCATAAGTTTTTGCTACATATTGAGTTAACCCTTTTTGTTGCCCCTTATTCCATCTTTCTAGTCTATGATTTTTAAATAAATTTTCAATTTGTCTTTGTTCTTTATCCATTTCCTTCAATGTAGTAGTTATTTTATGCCTCTCTTTATCTTTTGCTCTATTTATTTTTTCTTTTATCATACTTCCATTTACATTAATCTTATTTTTTTCTTTACAAATCATTTGAAATAGGGTTGTTATTAACGAAGCTACCTTCTCTTTTATATTTTTCTGTTCTCCTCTTACTACATCTAATTCTGTTATCTCTCCTGTCAATTCTTCTTCTACTTCTATATCTGTTGTAATAATATCTTCAACCTCTTTCTTAGATAGTGTTTCTGATGAAATGAGAGAAATATCATCAGTTTGATCAATTAATTGATTTACTACAAACAAAATGTAAAATTGAAACAACTGTTTTACTAATCGATAGTCTAAAATAGATTTAATTTCTGTATTATCTACTTTAATTATATTTGCATATAAGTTTGTAAGTTCAATTAATTTATAAAAGTTTTTAACTTCTTTTTGGTTTTTGTCTATTAATGGAAAAATATTATTATCATTGTAAAATTTCCTTAAAGGTTCGTATATATTTTTTACAAATTCTTTCACATCTGATTTATGATTCTCTGATAACTTCCAATGTTTCGGTATTTTTATTGATTCATAATCAACCTTATTTTTTATTATTTCAGGAAATACATATATAAACGAAAATAATGCATTCTTTACAAACAAAATACCTTTATATAATGTCTCATCATCCTCATTCTCAAAATAATTGTTTCCTATCTTATTAAATTCTACTAAGTTATAGATACAATCTAATATATTGGATTTCTCACTTGATGATTCGGAACTATATTTGTTTATAAAATCACTCAAATTATTATTTAATTTTTCTATGTTTTCTCCTAACCAATTTTTTAATTCTCTTGATTGTGAACCAACTTCTTCCTCTACTGAGTAGGAATCTAATGTTTCACTCAATAATTTTAAAAAGGTTTCATCGACAATTTGATCATTATCTTTCATATATGCTATTAAATCCCGCATTTGTTGGATATTGGAAACATCATTATGAATCAAATCTAAATTTACTATATTCATTTTACTCACTTCTAATATTAATTCATTAAAAGCCTCTACTGAATAAATTTTTCCTTCCTTTTTCAATAATTCTATTTTATCTTTTATAGGAGCTAATTTGTCAAATTCATCTGGTTTATTTAAACATATTGGAATTAGTCTTTCATTAATAGGAATATTATTATTAAAATTACAATATTCTATAAATGCTTTATAAATTGTATCTTCTGAATATTCTTGAGATAATGGTGGAAATTTTATTTTAGTATCTGCTGCATCTAATAATAAAGCTGATTGTGTCATATTTCTTACATCAAACACAATATTATATAAATAATTCACAATTCCATTGTATACATCAATGTCTTTATCTTTACTTACGAAATAATTAATTGTTTTAAAGTCGCCTGAATTACAACATGAATTTTGTAAAAATGGTGTCCCCGCATTATTCGTTAATAATAATTTCTCCTTTTCAACCACTTGATTAATACCTTTAATAATTGCCATGGAAAAGTAAATAATTTTACAATTTATTATATAAATTTGCTCAAATTGATTCTTTGACCCTGTCTTCAAATGTTCTTTAAAAGCATTTCTAAATTCACTTGATAAATTAGCAGGTGTTTTTAGTTCTATTTTTTGCAAAGGAGGTAGAAAATTCATCCATCTCTTTAAATCTAACTCCACTGGTATTTCATTTCCTTCCGTTTGAAGCAGATAATTCTTTTTTTGTTCTATTAATGCTTGTATTTCAGGTTTCTTTAATAAATAAGCATCAAATGTCTTTTTTATTGATAATTTAATTTTTTCCTTATTTTTTGGTAGAGCTTTCCAAGGATATGTTTTACTTTCTATGGAGGCCGCTATACATGCCACATACTCCAAATTAGATAAATCTTCATCTCCAGTTACAGGATACCCTTGAAATGATTTTTTACAACCTGGAAATGTTTTCTTGGATTGTAAAGAAGGAATACTAACTGAAATAAAAAGAGAAATATACGATAAAGTGAATGTTAATAAAGATGCATTAAATACATCCTCATAACTTTGTTTCTTTTTCTTATTTTTTTGTTTTTCTTCGTATACTTCTATTGAATCTACTGTTTCGTCCAATGCTAATAATGTATGATTTATTATATTTTCTCTCATTTCATCCATATTTAACCCTAATTTTTGACTCAAAACTGTAATTACATTATTTATTAATTTGGCTTTTGGATTTGTTATTACTTGTGGTTGGGATACTGTAGCCGATTGCAATAATGCTGCCCCTGCATCTGATTCCAATATCTCTCTAGAAACAATTCTATATCCCGATTCTTCAAATTCTTCTTCAGTATCAAGTGCTATTTTTTCAATCATATAACCAGTATATTTACACCAAGTAATATTATCAATATTAGCTCCTTGTTCCTTTTTAATAATGTTGAGTGTTTCTTGATAATCACCATTTTCAACAAAAACACTAGCCAAAGTAGAGAGAAATTTAGGTAGTAATTTAGTATTAGTATCCACACAATATAACCAATATTGGCTTTCGTCGAGTGAATCAATATGAGGACGAGTAGCTTTATTTACAAATTTTACAATGTCAGTATTTCTTTTAACAATGTCAGTTTGTCCTAATATAGCATCCCTTAGTTTAATAAAAGGAGAAGTAATTATATCATCTTCTTCCACATCTTTACTATAAGCTTGATGTTTCAATTCATATTTATATAACATAAAATTATTAATTGCTTTTAATTTTTTTATCCTTTCTACGGAAACCTTGAATTTATGATTAATTTTCTTTTTATATTTTTTCATATCTTCCTCATATTGACTATCAAATTCATTTTCCATTTGTTTTAATAAATCTTTTCTTACCAATTCTGATGCATAGGAAGTATCTGCACATGTTTCATTAATATTTATACATTTATTTTGAACATTACAAAATAATTCATTTGTTCCATAATAAGAATTAGGTGCAATAGATTCATCTTTTACCCATTTTTCATTTTCTCTTTTATAATAAAAATACTTTACATTGTCAATATTATCTAATTCTAATACTGCATAATGTCCATCTTGAACTTTTCTTTTACCTTCAATCATAGAAGTGGCTTCATATTTTGCATCATTTTTATTTAATCCAATGTTTTGAATTAATTTTTCTGTTAAAAAGTTTTTAAAAGTTTTATCATCCATTTGTGATTGTTCCATTTGATATTCATTTATAATATCATAAACCGTAGGATCGTATTTTTTATCAAAATAAACAGGTCTTTCATTGTCATCTAATAAGTCTGTCAAATCGATGTATCGTTTTGTTAAAACATATTGTTTACACTCATTTTCTATGGCTTCTTTTTTAAGATTTACTTCAAATTCATTTTTCTTTTGTTCAAATAAAACATCAAAATCAAATGGAGTGTATAAATCTAAATTCAAAAGGGTTAAAGTTGTATTATATAACTCTGTATTATCTGCTACCATCATTTTCTTTAATATTTCTGAATTGGACATTATATTATTATCTTGGGTATTACCCTTATATTTATAATTTACATCAAATCCATACATGTCCATAATCAACCCTGATAATTCTAGTCTACCTTTGAGAATTTTATAAAGAATGGATTCATATTGAAAATTTACAATGCTTTTAGATAATAAATTAATTTGATCTTTGCGTGAGAAATAATTTTTTTTGTAATCCAAAATTTTCGTTTCAATAAATTCATTAATTTCCTCATATTGTTTATATGAAATATCATCTAGGTAAATTAAAAAGGGTTGAAGATAATTAATAACAGAAACAAGTGTTAATTTACCATCAATATATTTTTTGACAAGATTAAATAAAATTCTTGTTTTTGGAATAATACAATTCAAGTATTTTTGATATTTATCGGGATCGTTATTTGTTTGAGATAATAAGTATTGTGTAGATTCTTTTAAATAATCGTTTTCATCAAACTCTATGGGTTGATTAATGTCATCTATGTAAGTGGTATTATATTTCAAATTTTCCCTGAGTAATTTCCAATAATTTATAAAATGAATATTTAAATTGGATTTTTGATAAATAGGTGTAGAAGGTAGATTTATATTAGAAAAGGTCATAACAGGTTTGGGCAAAGAAATGAAGCTCTTCACTGAAATATTGTCATTATTAGTAAGAGGAACAGATTTGGTTTTTAATACTGTGGAAGTAACATAGGTAGTTTGTAATTTGTTAACACCTAGATTATATTTAGTTATTAAAAATCGCTTGGATTTAACATTTCCTTTTGTAAAAACAGATGAATAAAAGTCATTTAAATTATCTATTACAGCAGTAATATTATCATTAATTTCTTGCATCGTTAAAGATTCATTATATCCAATGGAAGAAAAAGGGGTTAAATAAGGATTTAATTTACGCATGTAATTAGTAAAGTTATCGGTATTGGACTTATATAATTCACGAATTTCATATTCACTGGTTCTTGTGTCAGCTAAAGTTAAATCAATTACATCGGGTAAGGATTCTTGATTATTAATATCAAAATCAATATCATATAATTTTTTTTGATTCTGTGCAACAGGTAAAATCCAATAAAGATTTTGATTTAATTGTTGCAAATGTTTAACTAATGGTTTATAATCAGCTCCCTTTTTTAATGGTAATGTTGCATTTCCATTTTGATCAAATAAAGAGAATTTCTCTCTTAATTGTTTAAATCTTTCTATTTGAATATGAATATTATTTAAAACTTTTCTTGTTCTTTCTGCAGATGGATAAGAAGCTAATAATTCATCTAATAAATCGTTAACTTGGGAATCTAAACTGAATCTTTTTTTCTCTTCATCTACTTCTCTTATTTGTGATATATCTCCAATTACAGGTCCAAATTCAATAGCATCAGCTTCGATAATAATATCCTTGATTTTCTCTCTTATTGTTTCTGTAGGAATTTGAATAACTGGTGATTCTAACTCCTCTATATCTGATGGAGTAATATCTTTTACTTCTTCTTGTGCCTCTGTTGCATCTTTTTTCTCGGGAGGAGGACGAATAACAATTTTATCTATAGGTATGTCTTCCGGAATGCCTTTGTAGCCAAAGTCGATATAGATTAATTCACCGTTATCAAAAGTTTTAACTTCAATCATATCTTCTTCTAAATTTGTAATTTCACCTGTAATAGTAAGAGGTAAATCACCACCAAAGTGTATATCAATAAAGGTTTCAGGTAATAAATTATTTTGTTTTGCATAGCCTTTATTTTCAGGACGATCTAAAATAGTAATAGAATTAATGCTTTCATCCGAAAGGTTACCATCTTCATTTATTTTTAATTTGATTTTCTCTCCAGATATTTCATCAATAACTATGATTTTTTTGGAATCAATATAATCTATTAAAAAGTTATGTTGATTAATATCTGGATTGGATGGAGCATCTATTTCAATAATATCACCTAATTGTAAATAAATAGAATTATCTTTTTCCATTACTTTATAGTAACAGTAGAAATTAATATGAAATACGAAAAAAATTGATTTTAAAATATATTAAAGAAATTAAAATATAATAAATAAGATGGCTAGTTATAATCTACAAAGCGTTCCCCGAATTAATGAATTATTATTTAATAATGATAATTCATCTACTAGAGATGAAATAGCAAAATCTCTAAATTTAAAGCTAAAAACATGGAAATTTGGAGGTGTGAATTACCATATTCTAAAGTATGATAAGGAATGGTTGGCTAGAGAAAATGAAAAGACAATTGGTTTATTAAGATCGGTCATTTTTAAAGATGATGGAACAATTGTTTGTTTTGCTCCTCCAAAATCTCAAAATACAGAAAACATTAAAATTACTTCGGAGGATCAATATGTTTCAGAACAATTTGTTGAAGGAACTATGATTAATATGTTTTATGAATCTGAGAATAGTAGTTGGCAAATAGCTACTAGGACAAGTGTAGGAGGGAAATTGAACTTTTATATGGAAAATGGTTTTAAGAGTGAAGAGACATTTTCAAGTATGTTTGAGGAAATAGTAAGTGATGTTTGTCCCAATTTGAGAGAAAAATTAAACCAAAATTATATGTATAGTTTTGTAATTCAACATCCAAGAAATAGAATTGTGAAGCCGGTGGTTGAAAAGAGATTATACTTAGTAGAAATATATGAGATTGATGGACTTAATGTAAAAAGTAAGAATGATAAGATGGAGGATTTAGTAAAAGATTTAGCTAA